CAATGTTGTTACCTTATTTTAGGGATGCAGATACATCCACTTTAAATCTTATATCAAGATTTGCACTAAAATTAAATATTTCTGACACTGCATCTATGTTGGCTAATTACGCATTAAAAGCCTACGCAGACACAAGCGGCAGATTTTACGCGCGTCAAGATTTTAGAAATGTATCATCAAGCACTTTAACCTGGACACAAACAGATACTTTAGTAGTAAACGATACAACATCTTTGCAAGTATATAGGAATGGTCAAATACTATTACCAAGCCAATACACTGTACCTACAAATGCCTCTGTTGTCATTGGCTCAACTGCTTATAAAATAGGTGAAAATTATACTGTCATTTTACCTCGCGGTGGTGGAGGTGGTGGTAGTGGCAGCGGATCACTTACCTCAATCTCCGGTGGTACGGGGATTACAGTAAGTCCTAATCCAATTACAACCACTGGCACAGTCTCCGCAGACTTAACTGTATTAATGGAGCTAACAGATACAACTTTATTAAATCTTACTACAAGGTTTGCTACTAAGCAAAATAATATTACATTAACTACTACTGGGACAAGCGGAGCTGCTACCTTAACCGGTGCAACTTTGAACATTCCTCAATACAGTGGAGGAGGCACAGGTACAGTTACCAGTGTAGGTAGTGGTTACGGATTACTTGGTGGGCCTATAACAACAACTGGCACACTACGCGTTGACACATCCACAGTCTATGACTTTGTAAGAGATAGCATTGTGGCAGTTGAAATAGGAGGAGACACAATTAAAATAATTAAACAGGAATACGAAAATGTTACAAGTGACACATTGACATTTACTATCCTTCCTAAATTTCCTATTCAACTAAGGCAGTTTATTTTACTTTTCCGAAATGGGCAGTTATTACTTAATGACCAATTTACAGTAATTGATACAAACAAAGTTAAGATAGCAGCCACATCTTACAAAGTAGGCGAAAACTACACTTTAGTCACAGTAAGCGGCATCGGCTCTGTTTCCTCTGCGCAATCAAATCCCATCTACCCAGAGGCAGGCATAGCCCTGTCCACAGGCACAACATGGACAACATCAATTACAAATAATTCAAGTAATTGGAATACAGCATATACAGATAGGTTAAAATGGGATGGAGGTAGCACTGGCATTGTTGCAGCGACAGGGCGAACAAGTTTAGGTGGTACAACTATTGGACAATCAATGTTCACTTTAACTAATCCTTCAGCCATTACCTTCCCACAGTTCAATGCTGATAACTCTGTTACTGCTTTATCCGCTGCTAATTTTCGCACAGCCATAGGAGGCGGCACGGTTACAAGTGTAACGGCATCCGGAACAAGTGGGAATCCATTATCTATTACAAATACAACTACTACTCCAGTCATTGAATTATTAAGCGCTACAACTGCAAGAAATGGATATTTAACATCAACTGATTGGACTACATTTAATAATAAATTTGCCTTTTCTGATACAACCTCTTTAAATTTAACATCCAGATTTTCGACTAAACAAGATAATATAACACTTACCACAACAGGCACAAGCGGAGCTGCTACATTAGTTGGTGCTACATTAAATATACCACAATATAGCGGTGGAGGTGGTGGTAGTGGCACAGTTACAAGTGTAGGATTAACTGCACCATCTATATTTACTGTTAGCGGCTCACCTGTTACAACAAGCGGCACTTTGGCATTGACATATAGTGGTAACGCTCTGCCATTAGCAAATGGCGGTACAGGTGCCACAGACGCAGCAAATGCAAGAATAAGTTTAGGTGGCACAACAAGTGGAATATCATTATTTACTTTAACAAATAGTGTATCTGATAAATTTATAAAAGTAAATAGTAATAATACAATTACATTATTAAGTGCAGATGATACACGAACAACGATAGGAGCAGGCACGGGTAGTGTTACAAGTGTAGCAATGAGTGTACCTACTTTCTTATCTGTATCTGGCAGCCCTGTAACATCAAGCGGTACATTGGCTGTATCATTAAGCGGTGTGCCCTTGCCTGTGTTAAACGGTGGCACTGGCGGAGCAAATGAAACAGATGCAAGGAATCAATTAGGTGCAGCGTGTAAATCATGTACGGAGACATTGACAGGGAATAAAACATTTAGTGGCAATATAGTAATATCTGGTTCAAGTACATTAAATGTAGGTTCAAGCGGTACATTTGGAGGTAAGGTAAATACTCCTTGGTTAGAGAGAACATACACATCATCTACTGCTACAACATTGACAGTTAGTGTAAATACCACATGGTTAAATATACATCAAGATGCTACTGTTACACTTACATTACCAAGTGCAGCTACTTATCCTGGTAAAGAATTAATTATTAAACAAACAGGCAGCGGAAATGTATTTTCTGCATCTTCTAATATAATTGGTTTTACAACTGCTTTTAGTGGTTCTACGCAAACTTCAATTATAGCTCCTGCTACATATAGATTTGCAACACTTGTAAGTGATGGTACAAATTGGCATGAAACAACTTATTCCCCTCTTCCTCTTCCTTTTGCCTTGCCTTGCATGGGCACAGTATCCAAGCAATGGCAATCAAAAGATAACATTAGGAGAACAGACGACTGCCGATGGGCTTTTATTTCGGGGTGTGGCGGCAACTGATACAGTGCGAAAGCCAAGTGTTGATACAATGGCTTACATGGTTCTTGATACTACTACAAATATAATATGGCATTATAAAAAGGCAACGAGCAACGCGTGGTTGCGTTTAAACCTTTTACCGAGCGACACGGCTTCGATGCTTACTCCTTATTGGAGGGCAGATAGATTTAGTGGTGTTTTGCCTGTGGCGAATGGGGGAACAAATCTAACAACATTGTCTGCTGCAAATAGAATACCTTTTGCATCATCTGCAACTGCATTAACAACTGATAATGGATTAAGATTTGATAATTCTACTAATAAATCATTAATAGTAGAGAATGCAAGCGGTGCTGCAACTTTAAGTATTTTTGGAGAACCTGCGTCTGGCAGCATTATTCGAGTAGGTAGGGGTAAAAATACAGCGGTACTTGCTCAAATAGATAATAAAATATTTTATGGAGGCGGTGACGCAGATGGATTTTCTGGTTTTTTTGCTGGTGGAGAAGAAAGAATGATATTAAATACTGCTGGAGAATTAGGAATTGGTTATGGCGCAACCGATAACGGTGCTTATAAATTGCAAGTTAATAGTCAAATATTTGCTACTAATGCAACTATTGCAACATCTGATATAAGATTTAAAGAAAATATACAACCTTTAGATAAAGGATTAGAAATTATAAATAAATTAAAACCAGTTAAATTTAATTTTATAACAACAACAGAAAATAATTTTAGTGAATTTGATGAAATAGGTTTTATTGCTCAAGATGTTGAAGGGGCAATGTCAACAGAATTATTTGCCAAAGCAGTTGTAAAAAAATTAGATGAGGATAAAGACGATAGCGCACTTGGACTAATGACTGAAAAATTAATACCAATTTTAGTCAAAGCCATACAGGAACAACAAGCCCTAATCAAAGCCCTTGAACAAAGAATTATTAACCTTGAAAATAAATAAAATGAGATACGTATTATTATTCCTTCCCTTGTTTTCCTTTGCGCAAGACGTTGTCAAAGACACGGTGTACATCCAAAAGCAAGGTAACATTTACTACATTATTCAGCAAACGACTTTGTCGGATAGCACAGTCACAGGCTCAAAGCAAATATTAGGCGATTCTGCAACTGCCATTCAAAGCCTTGTTACCGATGCGGAAAGGCAAAGCAACACGATTGCCATTCATGCAAAGCCTATTATTACAAAGGCTAAGTCAGTACAAAGGATTAATTACTACAATGATTTGCACGTTCAAATAAGCGGCAAGCCTGTTTATTTTACAACGGCACAAAGGGACACGGTAAAGTTTCTCGGTGACTGGAGACTAAATTTTAACGGTGAAATCATTGATGGAGTAATTCAATTAAACAGCAATAAACGTTTAATCTTTAACCCAGACAATGGCAAGGTGTACACTATTTCTACCAACTTACTTTTATCTACATTTACCAATCAAGTTAGCTTTGCTTTCAATGGCATTAAATACGACTTGTACAAGTATGCCGAGGGCAAATTTGCAACGGTTGATGGAGATGTGAGGTTAATAAAACTTGAATAATGAAAGCAGTTATTTACAACATTTTTAAACTTGGTTACGATGGCATTGCCTATTCCATTTGTTGCGGAGTTATATTCTCGTTTTTCCTACCCATCAAACATTTTTTGATTTTTACAATCTTTGTAGTTTTTGCAGACACAGTCACGGGAATCATGGCAGCAAGGAAAAGGGGAGAGCCGATAACGAGCAAAGGGCTTTATCGTACATCGCAAAAGATACTAACTTATTATTGCGGTATAATGATTTTTCACGGGGCAAGTATAACTTTTCAACTGCCATCGCAAATTACCTATTCTGTCAGCTTCATCATTGCAGCCACTGAATTGTTTAGTATTTCGGAAAATATAAAGTCCATAACTGGAACAAATATTGGTACAATTATTCTTAGATTTTTTAGACGTTAAACATGGAGAAAATAAAAACGCATTCAACAATTTTAGAAACTTTAAAAAAACATAATATGCAGACTAATTTAAAAGATGCCTTGAAAAGTGCTGATACAATTAAATCACCTTTAGGCGACGT